CCATCCCTGGATCGAGGCGCAGAGGAAAGTAGCGGCGCACTTCGGGATTATCCGGGATGCCGATTTCGGGCGGCTGACGCCTGTGGAGCTCGTCCGGGCCGTCGAGGTTCAAAACGAACGGGAGAGGGCCGAGTGGTACAGGATGGCCTGGTTCGTCTCCTATCTGCTGCAGCCGCATCTCAAGCGCGGGCGGACGCTCGACCCGGAAACCCTGTTGCCCGAAGCGATGAAAAAGAAGAAGAAACCCAAGACAAAAGACGATGCCAAAAGGGAGCTTGAGGAACTTAAAAAAAGCGTAGGAATAAAGTGACCGTAAAAAGTTTGCTTGTAAAAATCTCTGCCGATATTACAGGCCTTCAAGCTGGGTTAAAGGGCGCAGATGAAAGGGTAAAAAAGCATGCCGAACTTGTTAAGAAGGCCGGTATAGCAATATCGGTTGCCGGTACCGCTATCACCGGGGCCATCGGGCTTATGGTAAAGAGTTATGTCAGCGCCGGGGACTCGCTCCTGGAGATGTCTCAGCGCACCGGAATGTCCACGACGGAGCTATCGAAACTCAAATATGTAGCCTCACTATGCGGCACCGATTTGGAGACGGTAGAAATGGCCGTCAAAAAAATGGCCTCCTCTCTCGTTGATGCGGCAACGAAGGGAGGCCCGGCGGCGGCCGCCTTTTCGACAATCGGCCTTAAGGTCCAGGACCTATTAAGACTCACGCCCGATCAGCAATTCGACAAGATCGCCAAGGCGGTCGCGGCGATTGAAGACCCGACGATACGCGCCGCCACGGCCGCGGATATTTTCGGAGCCAGGGTGGGGACGAAACTCCTCCCGATGTTAGCCGGAGGGGTTGATGCTTTTGAGGCCATGAAGGAAGAGGCCCTTAAACTCGGCATTGTTATGAGTGATGAGGATTGCAGAAATGCAGACGCATTAAGAGATGCCCTCACGAAACTTCAAGGTTCTGTTACCGGCATCGGGAATTCTCTCGCGGCAACGCTTGTCCCGATTATCCAGGGGGTTGCCGCCACGATCACAAATATCGCCATAAAAGTGAAAGACTGGACGAAAGAACATCCCGAACTTTCCAGCGCGATCGTTAAGGTCGTGACTGCCCTGGGACTCTTTATGGTGGCTACTGGTTCCCTGTTGATCGTTCTTTCCAAGGTGATGACGTCACTCAAACTGTTGGGCCTGGCAAAGACGGCTCTCCTTGGTCCCATCGGTTTGGTGGTTGCGGCTCTTTCGGGGTTGGCAATCGGCTATTTGAGCGTCAAAGCCGCACAGGATAAAGCCAAAGAAGCTGCCGATCGATATAACGAGGTAGCGGCTAATTTCCGCGCCAAACTGCAGGAAGCCGCAACCGCCGCCGGGTTGACTGCCGTCCAATTCGACGCCCTGACCCAGAAATACGGCGAGAATTACGCCGCGATGGGGATGGCGATTGTGCGGGGCAAGGAGGGCGTCGCGCTGCAGACGGCGCTCAAAACAGTCGGGCAGGAACACAAGGAAGTAATCGACGCGCAGAAACAGGCGATTATAGACAAACAAAATGCAGAAATTCAGGGGATGCTCGTTTCGGAGGAAGCAAAGAAGCAAGCCGAGACGATCACAACTACCCGCCAACAGCTCACGGACGCAATCCAAAAAGGGACGCTCTCCGAGTACGAGTATCAGAAATGGGCTTTGCAAGCTGCCTACGCGGAAAGACAAACTGCTATCAATACTGAAATAACCGACGTTGCGGCAAAACATGAGCTTCTTCTTCTCGCCCAACAATCCCACAATGTCCAACTCGCTGCGCTTGAAAAAGCGCATCGGGATACAGAGCTTCAGGCCAGGATCGAATTTGCGAAGATAATCTTTGATCAGGAGGCCGCGCAGACGATCGCGCGGCTTGAGGCACTCCGGGCCTTCGCCGTGGAAAAGCAATCGATCACCGATGCGATCAATCAGATGACCATGGGCGAACTTCAATACAAGCTCTGGGCGATCGACCAGGAAAGGCTCGCAGAGGAGCAACACATAAAGGATTCCAAGGAATGGACTGCCGCAGAACAGGAAGAGCTTCTCAAGTCCCTGGATATCTTCTATGAAAAGAAGAGGCAGAAGGCTGAGGCGGACGCGAGCGGTTGGACCGAGCTTGTCGAGAACACGAAGGGCGCGATCACGGGCATCATGGGTAATCTATTTGCGGGCACGCTGGACGCCTTCAAGGAATGGGGGGAGGGTGGGGTGAGCATTCTGGATGCCCTCGGCGAAGCGTTCAAGAACACGGTCAATGCCGCGCTTTCGGCGCTCCGGGATCTCGTGACGGGAATGATCCTTGCCTCGGTGAAGCAAGTCCTTATGGCTAAGGCCGTGGCCATCGCCAACGTCATTAAGTCCGTAATGGCCTCGATCCCCTTCCCGCTCAACCTGGCTCTCGTCGGCGTCGCGATCGCGGGCGTCTCAGCGCTCTTCAGTAAAATCAAGCTGGGGGAGGGGGGAATCGTCACCCGCCCGACCTACGCCATGATCGGCGAACGCGGCCCGGAGGCCGTCATCCCGCTCGACAGGCCCGGCGTTCTGGCGTTCGCGGGCGCGGGCGTGTCGCTCCGGCAGCAAAACTACTTCTACGGCGATATCAACAACGCCGGCGACCTGGACGAGATCTCACGCCGCCTGGCTGAGCGGACGATCCGGGCTATCTCGAAGGGGAGGAGATGATGACCATACCCGTGATCTATGTCGAGCAGGCCGATCAAAGAATTAAGCTGATTGACGGTCTGGGCCAGGAGTTCTACCTCCCCAAGACGTTCGAGCTCCGCTCCGAGCCGATCGCCAAGAAAAGCGCCATCCTTGATGTCGCCTACGTCCACGGCGCGAAGGACGTAAGCGACGGCATGTTTTCCCAGCGCGTCATCGAGATCTCCGGAAAAATCTGGGCGGCGACCGACGCCGAATATAACTCAAAGTGGGACGCTCTGTCCGAGCACCTCGTCAAGGAGGACTTCAGGATCCAAAACCGCGACCGGCAGATTCGGATCCGGAAGATCGAGGAGGTCTCCCACGAGTACCCCTCGAACGTGGGCTACAACTACGGCACGGTCACGATCCGGATGCTGGCCGTCGATCCCTTCTGGTACGGGAAGACCGCCGTGCAGAAGGAGATCACGATCACAAGCTCGCCCTATGAGTTCCAGTGGACAATTGGAGGGAAAATAGAAACCTTCCCGACGATCGCAATCCTTAACAACGCTGACAACCCCGACTTCAAGCTTGAGAATACGACTGACAGCGTCCGCGAGTTCAGGGTCCAGGACGCCCTGAACGTGGCTACGACGACCGTTACCGTCGACTGCATAAATGGCACGGTCAAGCGGGGGACGACCGACATTATCTCGAAGTTCTCCGGAATGTTCCTGCGTCTTTTAGGTGGCCGGTCGAATTTGTTTAAGTACACGGGCGCGAATGCGAAGATCACGATGCAATATTATGAAGCATGGATATAAGATATTGATTATGGTATAATTAGAGATGAAATAAAATGCCTAATCCATTTGGGATCGGGGGTTTTAAAAAGGGTAATAAACTTTGGTTGGGAATGCATCATTCTCAAGAAACAAAAAATAAATTAAGTGAATTAAGGAAAGGATCGAAATTAACTCCCGAGCAAAAGGCGAAGCTCTCTATGGCACTTAGGGGAAATCAAAATACGCTTGGTTATAGACATACTGAAGGGACGAAAAAAAAGATGAGTGCTGCACACAAAGGCAAACGGCCTTTTTTAAATCGGCGACACACAAAGGAAGCCAGGGAAAAAATAAGCGCTGGATTAAGGGGAAACAAAAATACCCTTGGCCACAAAGCTACCACCGAAACGCGAATTAAGCTAAGTAAATCTCATATAAAAATAAAAGACAAGTTGAGCAAGATCGCAAAAGAATTATGGTCAAATCCCATTTATATCGAAAAAACAATCAAGGCACTTGAGAGAAGGCCAACTCTCCCGGAAAGAATATTTAATGAGATGACACCCCGGTCGATTCGTTATGTAGGGAATCGGGCCTGGTGGCAAAAGCTAAATGATGGACATCGTCATAATCCCGATTTTAAAGTTACGGGTCAAAATAAAGTTATAGAAATTTTCGGCGATTATTATCATCGCCCAGGAACAAAAAAAGATGACCCCCAAAAACTTATTAGCCTATATGCCCAAGCGGGATTCGATTGTTTGATTGTCTGGGAAAAAGAAATTTACCGCCGGCCTGAACAGGTTTTAGAAAGAGTCAATAATTTTCTAATAAGGCAATAGCAAGATGTCTCCCCGTCTGCGTGAAGAAAAAAGATTTCGAGAGCAAAGATTATTAGGCATAAAAACGGGCATACCTACCTACGTCCCGCCGGAGCTTACGCTTAAGGGATTCAAAATTCTCGTCTATGATGTTTCCCAAACTAAAGTCGGAGAATTGGGCGCGGACATACAGTTCGGAAAAGTATCGGAAATCGAATGGGAGTTAATGGATTTCGGGTGCGGGAGTTTTTCTTTTATCCTGGATTCCCTGCCGAGCTTTCCGATCATCTATAGAACGAGGATTGATATCTGTCCATATTTTTCTCCTTCGCCCTGGTTCTCCGGGTTCGTCCAGACGATCCCGAAGCCCGGGCAGAAACCGCCCTACCGCTACATCGGCTTCGGGTTCTTCGAGCAACTCGACTGGGTAACGGTCACGGCCTCCTACCAGAGCCAGGAGGTAAGCGTCATCATCAAGAACATCGTCCAGAACACGGTCGCCCCGAACACGCAAATCGCCTACAACGCTTCGAAGATCGAGACGACCGCCTATACGGTGACGGACATAAACTTCGACCATGCCCTGGCCAAGGACGCCCTGCAGCAGCTCGCCGCGATCGCTCAGGGCTATGAGTTCGGCGTCGACAACTCCCGCGAGTTCTATTTCCGGGCGGTCGACACCACGGTCTATTACCATCACTGGGCCGGTCGGCAGTTCCAGGATGTCGAGATCGAGGAGGACCCGCTGTCCGTCCGGAATAAGCTCTATGTGAAATCCGGCAAAATCCAGGCCGACGGGACAAACATCGTCGGCAACGTCTTGAACCAAAATTCGATCGATACCTATGGGCTCCGGGAGGATATCGTCACCGCGCCGGACGTGCTCAACACCGCCGACGCCCTGCAGTGGGCCGGCCAGATTCTGGCCGAGAAGAAGGACCCGCAGACGAAGGCCAGGATAAGGAACGTCCTCTTCGACACGACCAAGACGAAGATCGACTCGAAGGGCAGGATAAAGATCACGACCTTCGACGGCGCGGCTTATACGCTCCAGGTCAAACGAGTGCTTTACCGGATCTCCTCGGCGGGGACCCTGGGCGAGATAGAGGGCGGGGCGGTACTCATCCCCTTCGAGGAGCACTTCGTCAACCAGATGAAACAGGCTGGGGAGGAGCAGCGGCTCGGGGACAAGCGTACGAAGGAGCTCGACGGCGGGATCGACGATCTCTGGACGGAAATGAGCATCAAGCCGAGCCTTCTGGACACGGCGACATCGATCCTCACGATCGAGAATACGACCGCAGAATCGACACTCTACTCTCTGAGTATCGGACTCAGTATGAACGACGCGCTCCGCGTCCTCGTCCGCGGGAAATTCAAAAATAACCGCGGCGGGACATCGAGCATAACGATTCGGATCAAGCTCGGCTCGACCACGCTTTACGCGGACACGACCGTCGCTTTCCCCGACTCCGCCGTGGAGATCCCCTACCTGATCGAGTTCACGCTCAACAACCTGAACTCCCAATCGTCCCAGGCGCTCGTCGGCCGGATCTCCTTCGCAAGCGTCAACGCGGCGACGACCGGGCTTGGGGATCTCGGGACATGGTCGATGCTCGTCGATTCGCCGATCTATGGCGGAAGTTCCGAAAATCTCGCAGCGGCGAAGACACTCGCCGTGACCGTTCAACTGTCGTTTGCTAGCGCGGCGCTTTACATCAAGAGATATTTTGCTTCGGTCGAAAAGCTGCCGACGGTATAAAGGAGAAACAAAATGGCCGGACCACCCATAGAAAGGTACAAAGAAAATTATGTAAACTGGCGGTACAACCCGTTTTCCGACGCCTACATGCTCGTCGACAAGACCGAGGACAACCTCTATATCCCGGCCTCATCCCCATTTCTGATCCAGCTTCTCGAACTTGCCAAGAAAGAGACGCCTTCGACGGTCACGGTCTGGTGCTATGACACCAGTGGCTATTTCGCCGAAGTCGCGACGGCGCCGGCGCAGAGCCAGTTCAGGGTGGACTATCCCCCGGCGGACGGCAAGGGCACGGGCCTCGTCGAGTTCAACCAGAACGACGCGGGAAAACGGGTCAGGATTTTCTACAAGGCGACCGGGTCCCCGATCCTCGAGGAGTTCCTGAACACGAAAATCTCCTGGCCGGCGGGGACCCCGACCGACCGGCAGATTGCCGCCTATCAGAGCTCGACGCAGAAATTCATCTGGCGGTCGAATCCGATCCGCATGTTCCACGAGGGGAACGCGGTCTACCACTCCTCCGGCGAGAGCGAGAGTTGCGTTCTTTTCCGATTCAAGAAGGCGGTATCCGAGGGCAAGGTGTTTCTCGAACTCAAGGGCGCGAAGCTCCATCAGGCCTTTTATACGGAACTCAAACAGCATGATCACGCTGCCGGGGCTTTGGTCGGCTCGCAGCCCACCCACCAGCACGGACCCGGGACCCTGGCGGGCACGCAGTCGACGCATAGACACTCTTTTGTCGCTCAGACAGGGCCAACCACGATTTATACAACCTACGCGGGTAATGACGCCGTAGATGTTGATTCGGGGTTAACGGCGGCGGGAGGGAATGACGCAGTCGCGATCAGTGGAAACACCGCCAACGCAGGAGGTTCGCCGAAGACCTACCCCAACGCGCTGAAAGTATACCTGAACGGGGTGGACAAGACTTCCCAGATTCTTGCGAAGGCCGGAATGGCCGCTCTCGGCGACGGCACCTCGGGCCATGTCTTTGTAACCACCGGGACTGGTGAGATGGACGTTACGGATCTCATCACGTCGGATGGATTCTGGGAGATCAAAATCACGGAGCCGCAGAACGCCGGGGGAAAGTGTTTGATCCATCTGGAAATGTACTGATAGGAGAAGACCATGAAGACAGGGTATTTCGATGCAGTCCTAAGCGATGGGGGAAAGCCGATCGCGGCCACGGTGACGGTTTTTCTCCCCGGCACCGAGTCGCCGGCCGTGATCTACGCCGATAAGAATGGCTCAACCCAGAAGGATAACCCCTTCCAGACGGACGCCTACGGGCGGTTCAATTTCTACGCCACCTCCGGCGCCTACTACGACATTCAAGTCTCAGGCACCGGGATCACGACCTACAAACTGCAGAATGTCTCCATGTCCCCGGTCGCGTTCAAGGCGAAGGCCAAGGCGTGGCGGACCTCGGACCAGACCGGGATCGCGGACCAGACCTGGGTAAAGCTCCAGCTCGACCAGGAGACCGATCCGGGCGGGAACTATGACAACGTAACGAACTACCGTTTCACCGTCCCTTTGACCGGCTATTATTTCGTCAGCGCCCAGGCCGGACTTGTGTCGGGCTCATTTGTCGCCGACAAAAGATATCAGCTTTCCCTTTCCGTCGGCGGAGCCGGGGTAATGGATGATGAAATCTGCCCGGGGATAACGGTGGCCGAGCCGACCATGGTGGTCGCGGGCTGGCTCTATCTTACAGCGGGCCAATTCCTCGAAGTCTGGTTCTGGCATAACGCCGGCCAAAACGTCTCGATAAAGGGTCTTATGAGGAAGACCTCTTTTTGCGTGCATCTGCTTTCGACATGATGTCACAGGACAGGAAGGCCGTCTTTGAGCGTGCGCTCGCCACGTGGTAAGAAGGAGCGAATATGACAAAAAAATCCCGCGCCCTCTGGGCGTTCCTGCTGCTGGCCGTCGTCCTCTCGCTCGGCTGCCCGAGCCCGCCGCCGCAGCCTCCGCCTCCTCAACCCGTGAAAATCGAGGTCTGCACCGAGAGTCTGAAGCTCCCGACGAACGCCTGCCCGGAAAAGAAGATCGTCGAGTTCAAGCCGACCGAGGCGCCGACCGAACTCTGCGGCCTCCATCCCGAACCGGCGCCCAAGATCAAGGTCTGCTCGGAGACGGGGCTCCTCTGGCTCCCGACATGCGGGGACAGGGTCGCCTACGTCGACGAGCCGGGCCCGGCCCTCGTCTGCCGCAAGCATAGGAAGCCGCGCCCCCCAGAGGTTCCCTACATGGTGATCTTCGTCGTTGATCTCGGGTCGGCTGCTCACCTCTTCCCGGACGCGGAGCTCGAGACGTTCACGGCCAGGCTCGGCGCGGCCGGCTGCGACTACGTCCGGATGTTCTCCTGCTGGAACCGCCCTGGCCGGGAGTACGTCCTGCCCTTCGAGCGCGTCGACGGGAAGGCGGACTGGGATAAGCCGGACCCGGAGTGGGACCGGCAACTCGCCCGGCTGCAGCGGGTCCTCGGCCGGGCCGGCGTCGGGATCTATCTCGACCTCTTCGCGCAGCAGTTCGACCGCGCCGACTATGGATGGAGCCCCTTCCGCTATAATGTCAACGGCCTCAAAAGCTGGAGAGATACGAATCCCGCCGCCATGAAACGGTGGAAGCAACTCATTGACCGTGCCATTGCGGCCATCGGTATCGAAGGCAATATCTTCGGTTGGGGAAACGAACTCGTCCATCCCGACGACTGGAAGGGCGACACGGTCCCGCAGGACAACTGGGCGAAGGCGTGGGTGGTGCCTCTCGCGGCGCACCTGCGATCGCAGGGGATCCCCGCGCCGAACCCCTTCAGCGCCTCCGACAATATGCACGGCACGGGGCACTCGATCTATAACCGCCTCGTTAAGCAGGCCGGCTGGGAGCAGCGGGATACCTTCTGGGTCCTCCATGGGGTCGCCCTGGCCGAGCATTTCGACCGCTTCGCAATCGGCTCGGCCCTCAAGAACTACGGCATCTCGGACGACGGGATCGGCCTCGACCCGGCCGTCGTCGTCCCGCCGGAGAAGCAGGGCCTCACCGTGAGCCAGACCGGCCGGAAGTCGTCTCATTGGACATATAGGATTGAGATGGTCCGGCACGTCAACGAGAGGCTCGGGCCGCGGCTCCGCCTCGTCGAAGTCATGCCGATGGAGCTCAAGCGCGATGATTGGACGCCGGCGATGATCAACCAGGAGGAGTCGGTCGACGTCTTCTGGAGGATCGCCAAGGAGGTCTATGGCAAGGATATCCGTCGATGATAGATAGAATTTGCGGTCGAGATGGGGAAGATCGTGAAGCGGAAGGGCCTGCTCGGATACATCTACAAGGGGCGGAAATTCCGGAAGACGCAGGATCTAAGGAAGGCGGACTTCACAACCGTGAGGGGGCTGGGAAGTGGTTTGACGCAAGATTGACGCATTGGCCTTACAAATATGAACATTTCTAAACGAGCCTGAATAGACCCGGGAAAGCAAGTCCATATATTTCAGCTATTTACGGCTGTTGATAGGGGGGGCACAATCAGCGCCAAGAGGACTAACCGCCCACCGATTCGCGTCTTAATGTCTCTTATTATCAATCACTTAAAAAGACGGCCCGGACGACATTGACGCAAGACACAATTTCCGGCATCCCGACCAGGGGACACAGATTATCACTTCCGGGTCGCCTTTTCAAGGGCTTCCACCGCCTTGCGCATCCTCTCCGTGTCGCCGTGGAGATATCGGAGCGTCGTCTCGACTTTGCGATGTCCGAGCACGCCCATGATGTCGGCGAGGCCCACCCCCCTGCCCAGCGTCTCCGTCACCATGATCGTCGCCGCCGTGTGGCGCAGGCCGTGGAAAGTGAAGTCCGCAACGCCCGACTTCTCGCGGACCTTTTTCAGCGCATCATAGACCCAGGCCGGGTCCTTCCGGCCTTCCCTCACAAGCGGCAGGACGTAGCCGTCTTTACGGCGGTCGTCCCGTAGGCCGTCGAGGATGGCCCGGACGCTGGCCGAGACGGGGATCGTCTGCTCCCGGCGCTGTTTCGTCTCCGTGGCCGGGAGGACGATCATGTCGCCCTGGACGTGATCCCAGCGGAGGCTCAAGAGCTGGCCGAGGCGCATGCCCGTGTAGAGGAGCAGGAACACTATCTTCTGGACGTTGCGCTCGACGACGGCCCCCTTCCGGGCCCGGGCCTCGACCTGGCCGGCGGCCTCGATGATCCGTCCGAGCTCGTCCGGCGAGTATTCCCGGCGCTTCTGGCTTATGATGTACGGCCGGACCTCAAGGATGGGATTCGTGCCCCGGTATTTCCCGACCCGGATCGCCCAATTGAAGAACGCCTTGAGCAGGCCGAAATAATGATTGACCGTCGTCCTGGACCGGCCCTTGGCGAGGAGCCAGGCGTCGATCGCCTTGATATGCTCGGGGCCGAACGTCTGCAGGTCGATATTGCCGATGATGTCGAGGACGATATTGAGCCTTTCCCTGGCCGTCTCCCATTCCCGGATCCGCTTCACCGTTCGGGCGTAGTCGACATACTCGCGGCCGGCGGCGGAGAAGAGGCTGGACGTGAATTTCGCGGGTTTGACGACGCCATAATAGATATCCCATTGTCGGCGGAACTCGCGCTCCCAAAGGAACTGCGCCTTGACCGGATCCTGGGTGCGGAGGGAGAAACGGACGCGGCGCTTGTCCGGGCCGAAGCCCACGGATTCATCGAAGTAGAAATGGCTGGTCTTTTTATCTCGGTGCGGTCCCTCCCGGCGGCGGGGCATCGCGTCAGGTCAGACCTTTTTACCTAATACAAAGCCGGAACCTGGCATTTTCTGGGAAATGAATTGGAGATTTTTGTTCAGTTGTCCGAGTTCAAAGGAGACAAAATTTAAGATGCAGGTTCCTTGTCCGCGTGCCATTCCTTCCGACTGATGGAACCACATGCAGCCATTTTTTTGACAGCCAAATAGACTCTCCGGGTTTGATATAAGCGGGCAAATCTTTTCTTCGGCCATTAGCTTACCTCCTTTTTATATTTTCCCTTATCTATCAAGCCAGGTAATTTTATAGGCGTCGCTTACGATCTGGCCTAATGAAGTCAGATTGAAAAAGACGGCCTCGAAATAGGCACGCTGCCCGACCGCGATATCCCCTAAGTCCGCAGGGAAGCCTTTTGCAGTATCGATTATTGTGATTTTGTTTGAATCCGAAAAGGCATGGATTTCAATCATGCAATTATAACCCGTAGCGGTGCCGATATTTTTCACATAACCTGAAAACTGAGGGCAATCATAAGAGGTCATGGATTTAACGAAATCGCCATCCAGGACCATGTTTGCCGCGGGCTCGGGCGGCGGAGACGTGGTTGAGCTTTCGCATGAAAATAGAAAAAGACAAAGCATCAAAAGAATTAGATATTTGGTTTTCATTTCTCCTTCCTCCTCAATTTTCGGCAGGCTTATAAAGTAATGCGGCTACCTTCTCGTAAAATTTCTTTTCCAGATCCCTTCTATTTTTTGAGGGCCAATTAATCCCGGCGATGACCGTGGAAAGGATCGCAATCCCGTCGTCCCGCTCCTCGAATACGAGGTCGAGCTCGGGCATAGATTTTGAGCCGACGCCCATCGTGGACTGAAAACCCGAGAGGGTTTTCATGGCCGAAATCGTGCCGGATTCTTTCTCTGCCGACAAGATCTGAAATTTCATCAGCATCAGAGTCTTGAGCGCCGCCGACCAGACGGCGTCTTTTGAGACCCCGGTGAATAAACAATCGCCGACGTCCTTGTCGAATTTGTAGGTATAGGGTTTTTGCTCGACTTGAGACCAAATGAACCCCGCCAGAAAAACACAAACCATTAAGCCCACCAGAAAAACTCTTTTCATTTTCATCCTCCTTAACTCGTCGTCTTCTCCCGAATTTCTCTCCGGCCATCGGGATATTTTACCACTCGCCACTTTTTGCGGCAAGCCAGGCATTCGGCGTCATAGATCTCGATTTCCCCCACTCCTGAATAATGGAGCATCCCCCCGCAGTCGGGGCAGGTGAGAACGCCAAGGGAGACTTTAAGCATGGCCCTGTGGGATGTCTACGTCGATTCGCCCCCGTCTCCTTTAAACTTGCTGACCACGTCCTGAAAGAGCTTTTCAAGTCCTCTCTGGAAGATCTGGAGTTCCGGTGATTGCGACAAGGCCAGATCCCGATTGCCGTCGGGGCAGAGATCTGAGAGGTCGGCCTTGAGGGCCTCCGTTATTCCGATGAGCGTGTCGATCGTGAAATTCACAGCCCCCCTCTCGATCCGGCTGATCGTGTCCTTCGTTAGCGGTTTTGGCTTCACCTTCTTGGCCAGCTCTTTTTGATTCCAACCCCTTTTCCGCCTGATGGCGCGAACGTTCGTCCCTATCTCTTCCCTTGTTATCATTTCATCTCCTCCAAGGCCGTTCTGACCCCATTTTAGGCATCTTCCCAGGGGAGAATCAAATGAGAAAAATAAGAAAAAAAAGACTTGACAAGCGCCTTTTTAGGCTTATAATGATAATTACCGACATGGGAAGCGAAATAAGGTAGAAAATAGA